CATGATCAACACCATTCTCATAAAAACGCTGCCCACTAGCATCCCAAGCAAGAGCCTTGGTGGCAGCCGGGGATTCATAAACGCTGACGTTGTTATCCTTTTCAGCCATTAGTTAACTCCTTAATAATAGATATAAAACACATCATGATTTAAGCCGTCAACAACATAATGCCTTTCATGACGGCATAAAGGTAGTTCTAAAAGTTTATAATAAACATCGGAGTCTGGATTCTTATCTATCAAGATTAACTCATAACCGTCATTAACAGTATAAGGCTTATTATCAGCATATCGACTCAAAGCCGGGTTGCGCTCATATCGAATACACGGATAATGCATCTTGACATTTTCTGGAGGTTGAAAATAAACGTATTTACTCCCTAAAGTCTTTTCAAGAATCTTCTGAAGGTGCATACGTCTATTCATAATATCTACCTCCAAGCGTTAAAATCAGACGAGGAGGCGCGACTTCAATTGAAGTTACACGCCATTTAGTCCCCATCCAATTAACGCAATAAATTCTGGCAAAATTCTCAAAAGCATAAGCGTCCGCCACAATACTTATAGTATTATTTAAAACGATATCATCATTAACTTTATCGTTGTTTTCCAAACGCCTATAAGTTTTTGTTACATCGCCAAAGTATTCTCTAGGAATCAATTCGGTATCCCAGACTCCAGAACCAGGTTCACTTTCTACGGTTTCGCCATAGTACACTTCACCAAAGAATTTTGCCATTTTGAATTCTCCAGATTACTCGCTAGCGACGTAATGCTCGACAACCATAGCAGAATACGGAACAGTCAAAGCGCCAGACATGCGAGTCTCAATCAGATACTTTTCCTGGTTATAATCGATATCGAAATCGTCAAACATAGCGATCTGGCCACCCTTGTCAGTACCAACATTGTAATCGCTCGGGTTGACAATAACAGCGTCGACAATAAGATCGTTGGAATTAAGAGCCTGCGTGAGTTCAGTCTCCTTGGAACCAGGCTTACGCTTAAGCCCCTTCATGACCTGAACCGGAACAATATCCGCAACGCCAAGACCAGCACAAAGTTCTGCCTTGGTCTTATAAATGCGACGGCCCATCTTATCCTTCTGCATAAGCAGAATGTTCAGATTATGCTGGGTAGTGAACATAAGCGGGTTACCTGCGCCCTCATAATCCTCAAATGCGAAGACAACGTTCTCTTCAAGGTCGGCAGCGAAAGCGTCATTAGTCGGCTCTTCCGTATACTTCTGAGTAACCTTAATCGAATAGAACGGATCATCATTGAGCACGGAGCGAATATGCGTCTCGTTGATTTTGTCGTCAGTACCATCAGCACGACCGTCACCAATGAGGATAGCCCGAGCGATTTCCTCCATGAGCATCATGCGCATTTCCTGGCGGAGCCAATTAACGACATCCATATCAGTGATGTCAACAATATCGTCGCGATCGAGCTTCTGCTTCTTGTAAATGGTCTGCGGATCAGTGGTTCGCTTAAGCAGCGGGAAGACTTCTTCCTTCTTCAGCTTACCCTTAATATAACCACGAGCACGAGCCTCGTCAGCAGTAATATTGGCATATACAGACTTAACACGAGAGAACGGCGTATGAGAAACCGCGTTCATGAGACGATCGACCCATTCGGTATTACGCTTGACAAACGTCGGCGTAGCAGAAGTGGTCTTATAATCCGGGAAAAGATAATCGATGTTGCCGATACCGTAATCAGTGCCTGCGGTACCAGCATGTGCAATAGCATCGGAACCCATGAGATTGTCGATATCAGCGTTATGAGCAAGGAACGACTGCTTCAAGCTACCATAGCGACGCATATCCTCGATTGCCTTTTCAACAGAGCAGTCCATACCAAGCGCGTGTTCAAGGGTTTCGGTTTCTTCGGTACCAGTATTATCAAAAATGTTATGGGACATTTCTTCCTCCTCGTTGGAATTTTCATCAGTTTCATTGGATTTTTCAAGAGCCGCACCAACTAAATAGTCAACGACTGCACGCTGTTCTTCCGTCATGCTATCAAGAACATCTTGAACTGTTTTTTCATCGTTCTCGGATTTCTTGGACTCAGTAGAATCATTTTTCGTTTCTTCAGCCTTAGATTTTTCATCAACCTTTTCTTCGGCCATATCTTCTTCTTTCTTGTTTTGATCTGCATGATAAAGGGTCACGCTATTATCTTCGTTATAAATAATAGCTTCATCATCGGATTCGTAAGATGATCCATCAGCAGAATGGCACATTACCGAATCAATATATGCACCCGGATTACAGCCGGCAAGAACAAGACTGACTTCACGAATCATACCATGCGTAACAATCTTATCAGTATTACCAACATTAGACTGCTTAAGATTATTAGCGCAAATAGACAGAGCAGTGATATCGCCATGCTTAAGCATTTCTTTTGCACGCTGTCCAGTTGGTGTATCATTACAAAAACCTTCGCAATACACGCCTTCCGGCATATTATGTAACAACGCTTTACCAGCAACATTGTCAATACTATTATGCCCATGATTCCATACCAAAGGAACGGTAGCGCCGTCATTTTCGGCAAATGAACCGGGGCGAATAGTGCGACCATCTCCGCAACGAACATTATACTTGGTTGCCCAACCGGTAAAATCACAAGATTCATCCATTTTGAATTTATCCTCCGTTCTTATTTTATAGAATCTAATAATACAATCTATCATATCGATTTTAATGCCTAAACATGAGATCTATATTTCTTCATATTACACAATAAAATCGTAATGATTTAACTAGACGATTTCTTTCTCTTTTTCGTACTTTGGAAAGAAGTGTCCGAAACAATATTTTCGAGCTCAGTCTGTTGGCGCTGCTTATAGTCGGCATTAATATCTTTAATCTTTGCCGACAAAGCTTTAGACGTCGCGCTAGAAGAAGCAGATGCGGCAGAAGAAGCAGCTTTTATTCTAGCGTTAATTGCCGAGCGAATCTTATTGTTTTGAGCCTTCAATGAAGCTATTTGACTTTTATACTTAAGCTTTTGCTCCGTAGAAGCATGGGCCATCTTAGCTTTCATTAATCGAACCTGGGCAGACGTTTTGGCAGTTTGAGCTGCTAATGCCACACCAAGATGCTGTTTTGTAGTCGCGGCATTTTGTTTAGCTTTAGCCTTATCAGCTTTAGCTTGAGCTCTAGCTTCGGCGACTTTAGATTTTTTTTCAGCAGCTAATTGACTTTTAACATAACTAGCAGCTTCTTTACCTTCATCCGTTAAACCGGCAGTAGAAGTTCGCCCTTTAAGCTCCCTAGTACGCATATAATATTCATGAGCTTTTACAGGATCATAATAAGGGCTAGCATAATGCATTAGCTCGTCATCTTCCGAATGAGATAATTCTTTATCCATTTCATCTAATTCAGCATCAGATTGATCTAATTGCTCTAGCGCTTTTAGATAATCCTCTTCTGTCATGTCATCATCGTCTTCGAATTCCTCACCGTCTTCCGAAATTTCTTCTCCGGTTTGGTCATAAAATTGTTCGTCCGCAGGTGCAGAAATATTAGCATTTCGAAGCTCATCAGCCTTTGGATCATTGGACGGTTTCATGCCAATAGCTTGACGAATTTCATTACTAGAAGCAATTTCATTACGCGTAAACTTATCGGCGATTTCGGCAATATCACTAATAGGCATAAGCTTAAACGGATCCCTAAAGTATTTGATGTCTTGTCCTTGCGTTCTAGCGGTTTGCGATAAGAATGCTCTAGCCATGCATTGAGTAATCGCTGAAAGAATTGGCTCGATAACACGACTATTATAATTCGTCATTATCTTTTCTTCGGCAGTGCCATTCATAATTTCAGGTGTTACTCCGATTTGGCCATAAGCAAGATTGGTTAGATACTCAATCTGCTTAAGAAGATTGTTCTCGACAGAACGATTCAGCTGAGTAATATGTTCTGTGGCATCCGCATACGCAATACCATATTTAGAACCCGCCAATTGATCTTCGATAGTTTTGCGTCGCTTCTCTGCTTGATCGCGACGGGCCTCAGATTTAATCGTATACGGCAATTGAATAATTAAATCCAATTTGCCAGAACTGGATTGCTCATCAACAATATCCAACAAATTTAGCTTTCGAAGAAGCCGTTGCATTAACGAACCAGATTCGTTCATAATCGTATAAAACGGATTTTGAACAATCGCGACTTTACTTTTAGGAAGGATGATATCTTCTTTCATTCCCGTCAATTCATTATAAAGTCTAATTTTAACATGCTGCGGGAACCATTCAACTGGAACTCCAACTCTAATGGATTCCACTTTAAACGATTCTGTTGTTAAAATATTCTTATCCGCTATAGTAGGTACAATTGCTACTGACCCTTCTTCAAACATCGTTAAAACTGCATCTTGATATAATTGTCTAGCTGTTTGATCGATGTTAGGAGAAAATGTTAAGCAATCATTTAGCGAACCTTTTATGGTTTCTAGATATCGACCATTATTGTCGACACGAACATGCTTGATATCAACCGCTGCGACATCCATAGCAATACGATTATATATAGCATTAATTATGGTCCGTTCATTCATTGACGATCGGCTTCTAAAACCTATTTGATTTCCTAAACCAACCGACACTCGTCCATAATCTCGTTCGAAAGAAATTTGTTCTCTATTGCTGGTAAACACATTCCAGGCGTTCTTTAAACGATCTCGTAAAGAATCTGCCATGTGCTACCTCCATGCTAATTATTTTTTATACGCTTTTAATGGTTTTTATTTTTTGTTTATCTTGCTACTCCTACTCAAACGCATCTTTGTTCAGCTTATATGCTACAAACGCATCAAGCATAGCAGCGACAGCATCGATTTTTTCTTCATATCTTTTTTTAAAAAGCTTACGATTAAAATTTGTATCTTCAAGCACAATACAATTACCCATGGCGAATTGCATTAACTTTTCATCAAAAACTAAAAGTCTTTGTTCAGCCAAAGTCTTAAGCTCGCCCAGAGGAACCGATTCTGTTTTTGCACCCTGTATTACTTTCTCGATCCCAAAAGGACCATTCTCTTGTGCCCATCTCTCGACAAACGCTTTAGCGTTATACGGGTCGTATCCAAAGCATCTAACATCATACTCAGATTCGGTAATGAATTTATCTAAATCATCATACACCAAATCCAAATCAAGAACCGCGCCTTCCATAATAACAAGACTTCCTTCTTGAATGAATTCGTCGTATTTCTGACGCATAGCGAGCGGCAATTTATCAAGAGTTAACGATGTGATGTAATCTCTAGTCTTAACCCCGAAACGATCTCGAGATAATGGAAACATGAATGTGAACGCACAAAAGTCGTCACCTTGAGAAAGGTCAGCGCCCATAGCGCAAGGCATTTGCCAAAAAGTTACCGAACGATGCGGAATGGTTTCTTCATACGTAAAGAAATATGTATATCCTTCCATTGGAATACCAAATCGTTTTGCTAAAATATCGTTTCTAGTAGCAGGCGCTTTTTCTGCACGTTCGACATCAAGTTGATAAGTTTCATAAGAAACAGTCTTACCGATGTTTGGCTGAGCCTTTATCCACATTGCTGGATCCGCTACCTCTTGAACGCTATCAAGGTTATACCACCAAATCGAAACATGAGGATTAGAGTATTCGCCTTTAAGAATGTCCAACAATTCCATTTTGATTGTATCGCCGCTACCGTTTCGAACCGTACCCTCTGAACTTGTTGCGACGATTAAATAATTGTCGAGCTTGGAAGCGCCTTGTTCAATAGCGCCAATAACATCTTCGCGTATATCACCTGACAGCCATTCATCAACAGTAGCGTATTTACATCGAAGACCTTGAAGTTTAGAAATAGACATGGGGCGAACTTCGATTAGTGATCCGGTTAGAAAATTTTCAATTCCCTTTTTAGTCGACGCAAGTTTTTGTCGTTGCGATTTAGGCCCGGTAGTGTTTTGCAGCGATCCTTCAGTCATGAATTGAAACAATGGGCCTTTTGCTCTAGTAATAGCCGTTCGAATCGGAGACATAATCTCATCTGCTTGGCTCATAGTCGGGGCGACTGTGATTTGATGCGTAGTGCTAGCGTCCATGTTCAAAAAATATGACTGTAAACACGATCCGTACAAAGATTTTGCCGCGCCTCGTCCGACTATCAAGTATTGTTTGTTGATAAGACGTTTCTTAACCATTTTTCTTACGTATTTTATTACGCCGTTAGAATCTGGTTGCGGAACACTTCTTTCAACAAAATAATACCATCCAAAAATTTGCTCGCCCCAAAGCTTAAATGTATCAAGAAGATGCAAATCGCCACCATCAGTAAGTGTCATTTCACCTTCGCAATATGCGATCCAACCTTCTACTTTATCTTCATCGTAATAAACGCCGGGATTCTGTATAAGCCAATCGATTCGATTCATTTCCATAGAAATATGTTCGTTTACAACAATTTCTCCTCGAAGAACCTTATCTCGAAATTCGCCATAATATTTGGGAGTTGCAGTATTAGATAATGTCATAAGACATCACCTAATCTTTCTTTTCTTTTTTCTTTTCATTAGACGCTTCGGATCCTAAATATTTATTCACCGTTTGATATAATTTAGCTCCAGATTCTATTGTGTTAGTTACAGTATTCATAGTGTCATTAAGCTTTTTAGCCTTATCCAAATATTGTTCACCTTTGGACTTTTGCTTCGGATCAATATCCCTAAGCGTCTTCTCTAATTGTAGACGTCTAGTGGCTGCGGCTAATTCGTCAGTAGTGAATAGATCTGCATTTTTATACAGAGCTTTTCCAGAACGTTGCTTTAAAATTGCTTGTTTTTGCTCGTCGACCGTCATTTTTTTTAATTCTTCGTTATTAGTAGTCGTAGCTTTATTTTTTTTAGCAGCTTTAAGATTTGCTTTAGCTACTTTAGCTTTATTCTTAGCGGTAGTAACTTTAAGCTGTTCTTTAGCCTTAGCTTCTCGAGCTTTAAATTTGGCAATTTTTCTAACGCTTTGTTTAGCTTTAATACTTCGAACCATATCCGAAGCGGAAGACCTAGTTTTAGATGCACTGGAACGTTTTCCACCAGAAGATTCTCTTTGTTTTCGTACGCCCCATCGCATCCCTTTAATACCGTGATGTTCTAAATAGTCACCAGTATCTATAAAATATTTGTTCATATTTAAACCCGCCTGTCTACTTATCCGCTTCAATATTCAAACGCCAAATAAGCTCATCTAATTGTTTTTTATAAGCATCAAGAACAAAAGACGATGCTGGCGGATCAAATAAACTTTTAACTTTAATCGAAATGTAGCCTGCAACCGCTCCAGGATTAGGAAAGTCATCTATAAAATCTTCCCATGTATCGGTTTCATCCACAACATTGTATCCAGAAGAAGGACCTATTCCATTTTGACTTAAATCGAGAATGGCACCATTTATCAGCACCAGTATGTCTTGATCGAATGCATAGTATCCTTCGCCGAGACCGCAATATTTCTTTACGGTGTTGAGAATGCTTGATGTTTTATCAAACGAGGTTTCCACAAGTGCCACTCCTTTCGCTATTTCCAAGGGCACGTATCATTTGGAGTACGTGTAATCGGGTCTTTAATAATGCTTGTGTTATCTCCGTAATGGATAGCTTTATGCGTTTGCTCGCTACAACAAATTAAATTATTCATATCAAACACTTTCGGCGTTCGATTAATGACGTCGTCTTTAGAAATCGGATTGATGTGATGAATATGCAATCTAGATTTAATTTCTCGACCTTCAATACCTAAATCTAATCCATTGTCACGAAGTATGACCCGATTACGTATAGATTTCCATTCAGGATCATGATATAATAGCTGATTAAGAAAACGAGCAGAGCCAAACGTTGGAACTCCGATTTGTCCAGATATTCGGAGATATTCATAACGTTCTTCAAAGGTATCGAATAGCAGCATTTCCGAATAACTTTTAGTCATCCAAATCGCCGCCATACTTTTTAAGCGCTTCAAGCACTTTATTAGTAAGTTCGTCGCTGTGAGATGATGCTTCGATAGCATTCGCTTTAACTCTAAGCAATTCGTTTTCATGAATCAACTTTTCTCGTTCTAGTTTACTCTTTTCCGTTCCTAGTTTGAGAAAATGAACAATAACTGCAGAAGATGCTGTTCCATCACGCATTTGTTGCTCGGCTAAGTCCATCGCTAGTGAAATATTGCGATTTTCTTGACCTTCTGGCGTTAAAGGAGGCATCATTTCATGCACTTTAGAAGTAGTTTTCTTTCGTCTAGGCATAGATTCTCCTTTCTTAGCCATAGAGGAGATACACTTCTATCATACTTTTTATATAGTTTTTAAAGGCATACTCCCGTCTGGACACATCTTCATATGAGAAAGGAGAATGCCTAATGAAAAAGAAAAGCATATAAAGAATCATAGGAGTATGCCCATAAAAACTATATAAAACGAAATGGCACCTTAATCGTACAAGATGCCATTCGATATTCGTTTTATAGGCTTTTAAATCACATTATTATTGAGTGCTCTTTGGAAAGCTTTGATGGCTGGAGATGGATTATCCAGATAACCATCAATATATGTTCCGTAATAGTTTTGCATAGCTTTAACGGTATCCATGCCCATTACGCCATCCTCGGAACAAATCCACTTAGACTGAAGAAGCTTGATGGTTTGAGAGCCTTTAGCGTAACCATTTTCGAATTCCCAACCGGAAGTACATCCGGAAAGATACTTCTTATTGACCGCAGCCTGGCGACTAATAATGCCATCACGATAAGGAGCATTAAGAATGCATTGGGCTTTAAATGTGGTGGCTTTACCCCAAGATCCATCAACCGCAATAAGATCCTTGCCGGTAATACGATTGTCGTAATCTTTAGGCTCTGATGCGCCAGTAAGCGATGGGCGAATCACATAAGCCACCGATGACCAAGATCTGGTACGCCTGTGAACGCCGTTGCCAGCAGATTGCGAACCCCAATCAGAGCCAGAAGTGTTGCCTTCGATTGTCTGAATATAAGTTCCATAATTCTTTTCTACAATACCGACATGATCGGTGGCAGCAGTTTTCTTATTCCAGTCGAAAATAACGATATCTGCGGGTTTTGCGTTGCGAGGCTCAATAAGCGCTCCAGCTTTGCGAGCGGCCTCGACTGTTACATCAGTATTGTAAGAAGGGTATCCAGGGAACGTTGCCCCAGCCTGACAAAATACCCAACTCACATAAAGCATGCACCACCATACAGAAGTACTCGGACCAGCCAACCAAGTTTCTCCCGTTTTCTCAGCCAACCATCGCCCATATTTTGATCCGGGTTCAGGATCATCCGGAGCATAGTAGCCGATCTCTCCTGCTGCGATTCGAAGAATATCCTCTGCGCTAGCCATAATCGATCACCTCGATAGGAGCAACATCTTCTGATTGAATACTGTTATCTGGATTTGGAAGTTCTACATCTTCAGGAATTTCAATATCGTTCTCATCCATGATAAACTCCTTAAAAATATGGTACGGGGTGCGGGACTCGAACCCGCAACCAAAGGATTATGAGTCCTCTGCTCCGCCATTGAGCTAACCCCGTATGTGGCGGATGGTGTAGGATTCGAACCTACGCAACTAAATATAAGTTGTACGGATTAGCAATCCGCTGCATTACCTCTCTGCCAACCATCCTCTTGGTACCTCCGATGGGATTCGAACCCATACTCCATAATAAGGAAACGGGTTTTAAGCCCGTCGTGTCTTCCGTTCCACCACGGAGGCATAAGTCGTTTTTTTAATCAACATATTCGAAATGATAACCTCTATGTGTTCGTTGGCGACCGGCCAAACAATCACAAATATGTCGATTATTACCATTTATAGCTTTTTCACATTCTGTAATACTAGAAAATTTTTCACCAGTTTCGATAATTCTAACCGGTTTACCTTTTCGTCCGCCATTAGGGTTATGCTTTC